CGCCATTACGCCAATACCCAATGGCTGCCGATGTATTAAATAACAGAATCCTGTATCACGAAGCCGCAGTAGATGACGTATCTGGACTAACCCCTGTGCCAATCGAGGCGTATATACAATCCTCAGACTTTGACATTGGTGATGGGCATAACTTTGGCTTTGTATGGCGCATACTACCCGACATTACGTTTAACGGCTCTAATGTTAACCAGCCCAAAGTAACCATGACGGTTCGCCCCCGTAGAAACTCAGGAACTAACTACGGAGTAGCAGATTCGCCAGAAGTAGATAGCGCTCAAAACTACACAAGCCAACGCAACTATGACGTGCAGTTATTTGATGGTCAGGTATATACCCGCCTACGGGGTCGCCAGATGGCGTTCAGAATTACTTCAACCGATTTAGGTGTAGCGTGGCAGCTTGGTACTCCTCGCATAGATATCAGAAATGACGGTCGCAGATGACAATTGAAAGAAACGTTCCACTTCGCCCGCCAAAAGCGCCTAACCTTTTAGTTGCCCCTGTGCAATATGCACAGCTATATCAAGATCAACTGAACAACGCCTTACGTCTGTACTTCAACCAAATTGATAACTTTGCTCAAGCCCTTTACATACCTTCTTCTGGCACAACTGCAAATAGACCAACCGATAGAGTTCAAATAGGACAATATTACTTTGATACTGATTTGGGTTCTACTGGACTACCTATTTGGTATGACGGAACAAACTGGATAGATGCCACTGGAACTGTGGTTTAAAAAGCAATGACATGATAAACTTCCTTAAAATCAACCCCATGAGGCATTTATGAGTCTGCACGCTGCCGCACAACATATTGCACAAAAAGGTCGTGGTCGCGACAAAATGCTCGTGCATATGACCCCGCGCGAAGTTCAGGGTTTACAAGCCTTGGCAAAAGCCAAAGGTGGCTCTTTAGCCACTAACCCAGATACGGGTTTACCCGAAGCAGGCTTTTTAGAAGATATTCTCCCGATTGTGGCAGCAGGTGCTGCTACGTACTTTACAGCCGGTGCTGCGGCGCCTATGTTGGTTAGTGCGGGTATGGGGCCAACTACTGCTGCAATCCTTGCTGGTGCGGGCTCAGGCGCTCTTATTGGCGGGGCTAGTTCTGCTATTCAAGGACAAGATTTTGGTCGTGGGGCATTGATGGGTGGTTTAGGTGGGGCTCTTGCTGGTGGCATGGGGGCTTTTGGTGGTGCTCCGGGCGGCGATGTGTCTGCTTCTCAACTTGTTTCAGAGCCTAATGCTATGTTGGCAGAAGCATCAAAAGCAACTGCAGCCGCTCCTGTTCAACCTCTTAGCGTTCCTGCAGACGTTGCTGCAACTGGTGGTGCCCCCGCCGTACCCGCAAATCAACCATATAACCCTAATGCGTTAGTAACCACCCCGCCTGGAACGCCTGCTCAGGCAATGACTCCTGGCCCAAATCAAGCCGTAAATCCTGAAACGGGTGACATTTACACAAAGATGGCAGCGCAACAACCCGGCGCTCAAACAGCACAAACAGGTAAAGGTGGTATTGGTGATTGGTGGAACAAGCAAAGCGACTGGGAAAAAGCTGGATACACAACCGCAGGTGCTTTAGGTTTAGCGGCGTTAAACGCTCCGCCAGGACAACTACCAACTAACGCTGAAGAAGAAAGCATTTTAAAGCGCATATCGCCAAACTTCCGTGCGCAAGCCCCTGTACGCCCCAACCCATATTACCGCGCGCAGTATCCGGTTTATGCAGCTTCTGGCGGTATTGTTGCCCTAGCCAACGGCGGTGGCCCGGTTGAGCGCATGACTTCTATGAACACCTCAATTAATCCCCAAGGCGGCTTATATCCTCAAGGCATGATTGACAAGACTCAATACGCTACCCCTAGCCAACGCCCAGCTAGCATGGAGATTTTAGAATCCGAACCTTCTTATCAAAAATCAAACCCGTTAATTGCTGCGGCTGGTATGGCGCGCGGGGGTATCGCAGACTTGGGAGGGTACTCAGATGGTGGCAGGATGCTTAAAGGTCCTGGTGATGGGATGTCTGACTCTATACCTGGCGTTATTGGTGGAAAGCAACCTGCCCGATTGGCTGATGGAGAGTTTGTGGTACCGGCGGACGTAGTTAGCCACCTTGGTAACGGTTCTACTGATGCAGGTGCAAGAAAACTTTACGCCATGATGGACAGGGTTCGTCAGGCTAGAACAGGTAAAAAGAAGCAAGCGCCTGCTGTAAAGACAGATAAATTTATTCCGAGGATGGCGTAATGGGTGGAGTAACGGCTGCGGCAACGCAACAACAAGGGGGTTCAACAACCCCACAAGCATCACCTGGTTTAGTAACTGGCGGGCCTGGTATGGGGCCACCTCCTGAAATGGTGCAACAACAAGCCCCACAACAGATTTCCCCGGTTGTGCAGCAAATGATGATGCGTCAGCAACAGCCGATGTTTAACCCACAAATGCAAAGGTTACAGGGGTTGCAACAACTTTATTCTATGTTTAGCAATCCCCAGATGCGCATGCCTATGCAAATGCAGATGCCAATGTATAGAAGTCCCGCTTTGAGCTATCGCCCAAACATCCAACAAGCGCAACAAAATTTAAGTCGGGTAAAGCCTAGCGTGTATAAATCAGATTTAGATGCAGCTAGATCAAGAATTGCGGAGTTGGAAGCACAACAGCAACAGCAACAGCAACAGCAACAAGACAATTACTACAGCTACCAGAGCAGCTAATGAATTTAACCATTCAACCCGTTGGCGTGGCTTACTTTCATCAGACTTGGCCTTTGGTGGAAGGGTTTTTAGCTGAAGCGTTAAAGTGGGGCGAAGATGACTATACCGTTGAGCAAGCTAAAGGAATGCTTGCACGAGGTGACTGGCTGTTGGTAGTGGCAGTTGATGAAGAAAATACGATCAAAGGCGCGGCAGCAGTTAATTTTTTTAATATGCCTAATGATCGAGTTGCATTTGTAATTGCGATTGGAGGTAAGCTAATTAGCAATCAGGACACATATAAGCAGTTTTCTGGATTGTTAAAAAGCTATGGCGCTACTAAAATACAAGGTGCCGCAAGGGAAGCCATCGCCAGGCTTTGGACGCGGTATGGGTTTAAAGAACGCTACAGAATTGTAGAGGCAAGAATATGAGCATATTAAGAAGCAAACACAGCGGCTGGACTTGGGAAGGTCGACGCACACCTTTTGGCGGTGGTTCAGGTGGTGGCGGTGGCGGCCCACAAACATCTACTACATACTCTTCAAATGTACCTGAGTATGCACGTCCCTATGTAGAGAACATGCTTCAGTCTGCCCAAGCGCAGATTTACAACGACGATATGACGACTTTCCGTCCATATCAGCCATACAGCACAGACGTAAATAACTACTTTGCAGGCTTCTCTCCCCTACAACAGTCTGCACAACAAGCTGCGTACAACCTTACAACCCCCGGACAGTTTGGTTTGGGCACCGGTTTAGCTGGTGCCGCTGGTGTAGGTGGTTTAAGTGCCGCTGAACAAGCTGGTGCTTTGGGCGGTCAAGCCCTTGGTTACGGTGCTACCGGCGCTGAATATGGTGGTCTTGGTGCAGAACAAGCATTGGCCCGTGCACAACAAACCGCACAACAAGCTGGACTATATGGTGGATTAGGCGCTGGATATGGTGGTCGTGGTGTAGAAGCTGCAGAACAAGGCTTTGGTGCAGGTGAAGCATTTGCTCGTCAGGCTACTAGCCCAGAGGCTACAGCCGCATACATGTCGCCGTACATGCAGAATGTGGTCGACTACCAAAAGATGCAAGCTCTTCGTGATTTTGAAATTGCTAGACCTATGCGTGCAAAACAGGCGTTGGCTTCAGGCGCATTTGGTGGTAGCCGTCAAGCAATTATGGAAGCAGAAGCTGAGCGTGCTTTGGGTTCACAACTACAAGGTATTGCAGCAACAGGTTCTCAGAAAGCCTTTGAAGATGCTCAACGCCAACAACAATTTGGCGCACAGTTAGGCTTGCAGGGTTTACAGGCTGGCTATGGCGGTCTTGGTTTAGGCATGCAGGGTGCTGGTATTGGATTACAAGGTGTCGGCGCTCAGCAAGCTGCTGGTCAATTAGGTTTGGCTGGTACTGCTCAGGGTATGCAAGGTGCTGGTGTTGGGCTACAAGGTATTGGACAGGCTATTGGCGCTGGGCAGTACGGACTAGGTGGTTTAGGCGCGGCTACACAAGCTGCTGGTACATTAGGGCAGTTAGGTGGTGCTCAGTTTGGTACTGAGCGAGACATTATTGGGTTGCAGTCCCAGATGGGCGCGCAACAACAACAGCTTGAACAACAGAAGATTAATCAGGCTATTCAAGACTACGCTACCGCCCAGCAGTATCCGTTTATGCAGTTGGGTATGCTCAATGCGATGCTACGTGGTCTGCCGCTACAACAAGCTACTACACAGCAATATCAGGCTCAGCCTGGATTTGGTCAACAAGCTATGGGCTTGGGTCTTGGCGCACTAGGCGCTTATAAAGCGTTTGCTTAAGGATACGATATGAACCAAGGAATGCCACAACTAGGTAAAGGTCAGCAAATGGCTGGCATGGCTTTTGGACAACCTATGGGACAGCCACGAGGTAAATCGCCCGATACCATGAATGAGATTATGGCGCTGGCTCGTAAAATGAGCGATGCTCAGTTGGCTGATGTGCTTAATGGTAGAAGTATGGACATTCCACAGTACGCGGCTATGGCGGAAGCTATGGGACGTAAGAGTTTACGTACTGCCGTTATGGGAGCTCAAGCTTCAGCGCAAGCAAGACAGCCTAGTGTAAAAGATAGATTGATGGCACAAACAATGCCTGCGGCTGGATTAGATCAGTTGCCTGCCCCTAATATGGGTATGGTTGATATGGCTGATGGCGGTATCGTGGCGTTTAGTGGCAAAGAAAATGAGCAGTTGGTTGAAAGTAATCCAGAGCTTGAGAGAATCCAAAAGCGTGCGCAGGTGTTGGGTATGCCCAATATTTTTACCCCAAACATTGGCCCATACGACGCTTATCAAAAACTAATTGGAGAACCGTTTTCACGTTTCTTTAGCATGTCGCCAAGAGAGCAAGCCGTTGCTTTTCAAAAAGGCAAAGAAGCCCGTACTGGTGAGCGCGACACCTTTACAAGTACACCGGCTGATATATCTAAAGATACAAAGGCTATGGCGTCTGCTAG